AACAACAAAAGGACAGTATGCTGATTATAGTACTTCTAAATGGGCAAGAAAAGAAACTGCTCTAACAGAAGAAAACTTAGCGGCTATCGACACACATGGTTTACACAACCTAAATGACTTCCTTCCAGCAAAGCCAACACCAGAAGGTGTACAGGCGATTGCAGAAATGTTTGAAGCAAGTGTAAATGGTGAGTTATATGATCCTGCAAAATGGGGTCAGTTTTACAAACCCTATGGACTTGATGTTGGAACACAAACACAGGCAACTGTGGCTCCAGCTCAAACTGTACCAGCAACTCCAACAGCGAGTGTGGCTCCTGTAAGTGCACCAGCACCAGCAGTAGCAGAAGCAACTGCACCAGTAGTAGAGACTGCACCAGCACCAGTGGCTGAACCAGTAGCAACTGCACCAGCAGAAGGCGGAGAAGGCGGTAAGAAGTCAGCAGATGATATTCTTAACATGATTAGAAACAGACAATCTAGTTAAGGAGATAACATGCAAAAACCTTTTGACTTAACAAAGTTCAGAACTGGACTGACCAAAAGCATAACAGGTATTAGTGCCGGCTTTCATGACCCAAGAGATTGGGTCAGCACTGGTAACAAAACACTTGATTACTTAATTAGTGGAGACTTCAATGGAGGTATTCCATTAGGTAAAGTAAGTGTGTTTGCAGGTGAATCAGGTTCTGGTAAATCATTTATATGTTCTGGAAACATTGTAAAAAATGCACAAGAAAAAGGATGTCAGGTAGTTTTATTTGACTCTGAAAATGCATTGGACGAGCAATGGCTACAGGCATTAGATGTAGACACAAGCCCAGAAAAACTATTAAAGATTAGTGTTTCAATGGTTGACGATGTTGCGAAAGCACTGAGTGAATTTATGAAAGACTATAAAAATAACTATGGCGACATGGAGTATGATGACATGCCCAAGTTGTTATTTGTAGTAGATAGTTTGGGAATGTTATTAACACCAACTGACGTAGCACAATTTGAGAAAGGTGATATGAAAGGTGATATGGGTAGAAAACCTAAGGCGTTAGCGTCTTTAGTTAGAAACACCGTTAACCAGATTGCACCATATCCAATTGGAATAGTAGCAACAAACCATACTTATGCATCACAAGATATGTTTGACCCTGACGATAAGATATCAGGCGGACAAGGATTTATATATGCATCAAGTATTGTTGTAGCAATTAAAAAACTTAAACTAAAAGAGGACGAAGCAGGAAACAAAGTTTCCACAGTACAAGGTATAAGAGCCGCCTGTAAAGTTATGAAGTCTAGATATAGCAAACCTTTTGAAGGTGTGCAGATTAAGATTCCATACGAAACAGGAATGGACCCTTATAGTGGTATGTTGGAAATGCTAGAGCAAAAAGGCATAGTACAAAAAACTGGTAACAAACTAGAATACGTTTCCCCAGTAACTGGAGAAGTTATTAAAGAGTTCAGGAAAGGCTGGACAAATGACAAACTTCAGGTAATTTTAGATGAGTGGGGACAAAATCCTGTAGCATTAGACGATGTTACTGAAGATATTGACCCTGAATTATTAGAGCCAAACATGGAGGATTATACAGATGAGTCCTGAAACAGCACTACTATTAGACGCCTGGGACACGGTTAAATCGTTTATCCCAGCAAAAGAAAGACTGCATGTAGCAGAAGAACTTGTTAGAACCTTTGAGGATAACGTAAGTATATCAGAAGCAGAGGATCATATCAACGAATTCGATCAAGTTATGAAAGCCGCATTAGTAAGTCATTTTGACATTGGCCTCGAAGACGAGGACGACGAAGAGGACTGGAATTAAGCAATGGCTACCCATTATAATAACATCGTTAAGGACCTAAGTAATATCGTTACAGCGATAGAATATTACGATAAAGAACTTAATGAAGCCAGATGGGAAGTCAAGATTAAAGGGAGTTTGGAGAAAGCCTCCTCCTCCCTTCCAGGTCTTACAGAGTTTCGCTTCAATCAACTACAAGAGATTGAAGCAATACTTGAACATTTAAATATAGAACTTCGTAGAGAACGTTCTAAAGTATTCAGAAAATATTTAGAAAACTATAATAGAACTTTAAGCAGTAGAGATGCTGACAAGTTTGTAGACGGTGAGCAATCAGTAATAGATTTATCTCACTTAGTAAATCAATTCAGTCTTTTAAGAAACAAATACTTGGGCATAATGAAAGGTCTTGATACAAAACAATGGCAAATTGGCCACATCACAAGACTTAGAACTGCAGGTATGGAAGACATAGTAATTGATTAATGATAAAAACATTTGAATACGATTTACTACAATGCGAAGAAAGAACTTGGCATAGTTGGGAAAACTTTACAGAAACACTAACACAAAACTTTCAAAGTTTTAGGCAGTCAAATCCTGATGAGCCTGTAAAAATTGTTTTTAATTATACTTGTGAAGGCACAATGTGGCTAATAGATGGCAGTATCTTTTACAAAGCAATACACGACTTTGGTAAAAAGTATAATGTTAATTTATCTGACATCACGTACAAGGGTTCAAATGAAAAGTTACAAGAAAGTTATGATAACTGGCACAGTCTTTACTCAGACACACCAGACAAAATAAATGTTAAAAGCGAATGCTTTGGACTTTACTTGTATAGAAAAAATAGTGGATATTACGACAAATTAATTTATACAAAAGAACCACCTACACACCTAAGAAGTAAAAAATATAATTGTTTAAATGCAAATATTATGCCACACAGACTAATGTTTATGTTGGCAATGGAAAAAAATGGTTTAATAGATACCGAAAATACTTATACTAGTTTTCATGCATATCCAGAACTTTTAAATCCAAGTTCTGATCATCCTATATTAAAACATAGCAAATGGGCAGATATTCTCACACCAGAATTTAAAAAACAATTACCTATACAGTTTGATTTATCAGGCGATTGGGAGCAAATATACGATAAAATATTTGAAAGTTATCCTAAGGTAAATGGATTAGATTGGAACAAGGTGGGAGATTTTAGATATCTTTATGAGGATTGTTATTTTACTGTCACTACAGAAAGTTCAGAGTCACATGACTTATGTGATTATCATTGGGACGACAAAGTAAATGACTATTTTAGAAGTTTCCATAAGGAAATGTTTCTAACAGAAAAAATTACAAGGCCTATGCTTAACCTACATCCGCAAATTATATATGGAGCATCAGGCACATTAGAACATTTACAAAGTATTGGCTTTAAAACATTTAGTGAGTATTGGGACGAAGACTATGATCATTTAAATGGAGAACGTAAACTAGATGCAATAATGGATATATTAACAGACTTAGGTTCCAGATCACTAGAAGACTTACACGACATGTATTGGGATATGATGCCAATACTCAAACATAATCAAGCAGTTCTGCTTGATATCACTATCTAAAACACTTGACAAATTACAGTTTTTTGCTATACTAGTAGTATATATAGTAAGGAGTAAAAGATATGTATTATTTGGTAGGATTATTTATTTTAGGTGTAATACTAAATGTCCTTGTATTTCTTTTTAAAAATCTTTTTTTTAACGAAGATGGATTTATTTGGGGAATAATTAATACAGTATGGCCTCTTTTATTCATTTACTGGGTTGGTAATGGAATTATTTACGGTTTTTAATATTTAATGCTTGACATTAATAAAAAAACTGTTATACTATACTTATAGTTTAAAAATAAAGTGCTGGGAGGCAATATATGAGAGACTTTGTTAAAATAAAAAATGGCGTACACAGAAGTAAGCCAGTCACAGACGCAGTATTCCCTTTACTCAAAGGGGTAACATTTGGTAAACGTGGAGCATTTGTAACAGTTGATGCAACTGCTTTAATGGGAGCCGAGTTCACAAAAATTAGAGTACTAGTTGATTCACCAAGTGAAGTTGTACCTGCAACAGAGCAAGAGTACAATAACTTTATACCTGAAAACATGAAGCCTAAAAAGAAAAAGGAATCTAAAAAACAAGCAATGGATAGAATTGCTGAGAGATTTAGTATCCTGGATGAAATGACTGATGCTGTAGCAAACGGTGTTGTTAGAGGACTTATTGTAAGTGGCCCTCCAGGAGTAGGTAAAAGTTTTGGTGTTGAGACTATTCTTGAAGAATATGACGCAATGGCAAAAATTGGTGGAGCAGTAAAAACAGAAATTGTTAAAGGCTCGATGACACCAATTGGTTTATATCAAACACTATTTAATAATAGTGCGGCAGGTGACATACTTGTATTTGATGATTGTGATAGTGTACTGTTTGATGAAGTTTGTCTTAATATGCTTAAAGCAGTTTTAGACTCAGGCAAGAAAAGAACAATTAGTTGGAAAGCAGAATCTTCCGCACTAAGAAGAGAAGGAATACCTGATAGGTTTGACTTTAAAGGTGGCGTAATTTTTATTACTAATGTAAACTTTGAAAATGTTAGAAGTAAAAAGATTAAAGACCATTTAGCGGCACTAATGAGCAGATGTCACTATATTGATTTAGAAATGGATTCAGTAGACGATAAGTTTTTAAGAATCGATCAAATCATTAGAGATGGTATGCTTAAAGAGTATGGGTTCAGCAATGAGTTTGAAAAGGAGATTGTAGACTTTATGCATGAGAACGCAGGTAGGTTAAGAGAAATATCATTAAGGATGGTCCTTAAGATTGCAGACTTGGCCAAAATGAATTATGATAACTGGAAAGGATTATCAAGATCAACTTGTATGAGGAGTTTTCAATAATACCTCATACGGTTAAGAGCCCTTAATAATATTTTAAGGGTTCCCCCTAGTGTTCAGAACCCTCCCACTTTGAACACGATTAGCCCCCAAATTTATTTGGGGGTTTCTTATATAAAACTCTTGACAAATCCTAATACCAATGTATAATTAACAATATTAGATTTACGACTAGATCAGTCACTACAGGAGAAATAGATCATGGAAAAATTCCTATACGATAATATCGTAAAAATTGCAATAGTTATTACTTTACCTTTATGGACAGCATTTGCACTTGCTGAAGATATAGAAGAGGTTGTTGTTATTGCACAAGAAGTAAAAACAAAACAAACAAATAATTTAGATAGCACAAAATTAATTTCTGCTATTATGCCTGACACTACATGGATAGCAGGTGGTTATGGTGGTAATATTTTATATAGAGAGCGTGGCACTCAATCAGTACATACAACTGTATATAGAAATGGCATACCACAAAATACACCTGGTTCAGGATGGTACGATTTAGGACATGACATAGTGTCAGGAGAAGATGTTAGTATTATAAGTGGAGCAAATAGTGTTATGTATGGCTCAGGCAGTATGGGTGGTACAGTATTAATACAAGACACTATTACAAGAGGTGTAACAGGCAGATTAGGAAGTGAAAAGCACAGATACCTGTCAGTTGCTCCTACAGACTGGATACAGTTTACAGACTTTTCTGTTAATCAAGAAGTAAGAAACGATAATGAAGAAAAAGATGTATACGAAAATACCAGTGCTAAAATTATTGCAGATGCAGGAGACTTTACTTTTTATATAAGTGGTACGGATTATGCATACGATTATGATAATTGTTATACTGCTGATTTTTCACAATCAAATGATTGCTTACAGGACGGTGAACGATTTACTGTTAGTATTAGGAACGAATATTTCACAATAGGTAGAACAGAAGATAAAGCAGAGTATTTTACAGAAGGTGCTAGTACCTATTT